CCCGTATATGGAGAAGAACTCCAGCGGCAAGGAGATGTTCGCAGAGCACAGGCTCGTGACAGAGGCTGGGGACACTTACCCATTCGAGACCTTCACCCGTGAGAAGACACGGCGCAGCCCAATCGAGTCTCGTGGTGTATCAGAAATTGTTCGCACGTGGCAGGCTGAATACAAGGCACAAGCCGATATGGTATTCGACCGCTCCAGCTTTGACACGCTTCCTCCACTCAAGGTTCCCTTGCGCTATGGCCAGCGTATTAAAGTTGGACCCGGTGTGCAGGTGTCAGAACAGAGGCCCGGTGACATTGGCTGGATGGAAGCACCTCGCAGAGGCGCAGACCTAGCCTTCACCCTGATGGATCACATCCAGCTCAGGACAGACCGTTACTTTGGCAGACCCAATGCGGCCATACCTCCTGTAGAGACACAGCTCAGGCAGCAGGCCTACGTGCATCGCTGGCTCAGACACATGAGTTCTGTCATTGGCAGGGTCTGGGACCTGACGCAGGTCTTCGACACGGACGACCGCTTTGCTCTGGTGACTGGCACTAACATGCCACTGCCTCGAGACCCTAAGAAATACAACTTCACATTGCACTTCGATGTCAGGGAACTCGACAATGAGTTTGTCCAGAAGAAGCTGCAGGCGATCAGCCAATTTGTCCTACCAGAGGACACGATGGGTATCGTTGACAGGACTAAGTTGATTAGGAAGAAGCTGCAGGTCATCGACCCAACACTGGCAGACGAGCTTGTGATCGAGCAGGCAGAAGCATCACAGCAGATGTTCGATGACATGAACAATCAGGTAGCCCTGATGTCTCTGGGTAATCAGCCCAAGTTTGTTGAGAACGATCCGTCTGCAGGCATCAAGATGCAGTTCATCCAGCAGATCATTCAGAACAACCCGAAATATCAGCAGCAGATGCAGCAGGACGAGCAGTTCGCACAGCTTGTCCAGACGTTTGCTCAGAACCTGCAGATGAGCGTGACGCAACAGCAGAACGCTCAGATAGGCAGGATAGGTGTGAATCCAAATGCATAACGAATACAGGTTCCAAGGTTACGAACAGTGGCTGCTCGAGGCATTCTCGATGCAGGAAGAACATCCAGTCAGGCGTGGCATCGACACGATCCTGAATGAGATAATGAAGGCCGAGTCCGGTAATGTAACCGGACCCGGCTTGACTTCTGAACAGAGGCACTACTTCGCAGGAAGACTTGCAGCAGTTCAGGATCTCTACTTCGCATTTCAGAACCTCTACGCTGATGCCTTGAAAGATCAAGGACCAGACTTAGACCCTGAAGTGTGAGGCCCGGGAAATGTAACTACATTAAACCCTAGCTGATCTTTCCACTGATCAGGCATGTGAGGTATCATCGCTGATACCTCGTGCTCAGACATGACTTCAGTGAGGTCCCTGAGCATACCCACTATTAGGTGCTCAACGCACTGCCTGCACCAGCCGTAGTAAGTGGGGTCCTTACTGACCATTGGATAGTGAGTGTAGACGATCTCAGTGGCTCGTTTATTGCACCCCTCGCATATGGGCTCAAAATCGAGCCCATACTCCACAGCTTCAGCCTTGAGCATCGCTCTTTGCCTCCCGTTTCATCAGCTCACCCTCGAGCCATCTCCCAATTCGCATCTTGGCTAGTGCTGCTGGAGGCTTGCCTGAACGCCAGCCCTCCACAGTCCTGACCGGGACCTTGATGGATTCAGCAAACTCCCTAGTGGTCAGGTTCAACGTGTCGCAAATTAGGGACACGACTTCTTTGGATGATACTTCCTCTGTCCCTCGCTGGAAGACAATCTCGTCTCGATCATCGTCCAACTCCTTGAAGACCACACATACGCTCTTTAGATTTTCTAGATCAGTCATAACGTCCGAACTCAATAACTCCCCTGACATACTCTCTGAAGTCCTGCAGTGTGAACTCAGAGCCATTCCAGTCCTTAGGATGTGTCCTAGCAAATTCCCTCCAGAGTTCATACTCCTCTCGAGGATCTGCGTCTGATGGTATGGACCCGTCTGGGTCCCAGTGTGATTCAATCGTAACTTTCATAGCAGTATTTTCCGTTTACGTGGGCAAAGTGTAGCCCTTGATATAGTTTCCAAGCAGGCTCGTCTCCTTGGATGTAGTAGATACACCCATCATCCGCAAGGCCTAGGACGGTCAAAGGCCACGCTTCGCTTTCATAGCCTTTGATGATCTGAATTATTTTCGGTTTCTTCATAGTTTGTAGAATATGTGGTTGCCAATCTGAACAGTCTTCTTCGACTCATCTGCCCAGTATGGTTTCACGTATGTTGCGTGGTAATGATTAGCTCCACCCGTGACTTCCTGCTTCATCCTGTGGATGTGCTTCTCGAAGTAGAGCGCATGTTCAGCCTGAGGAGTGTCTAGCAGGTAGCTCAGGTCCTTGCCTGAGTCCCAGCAGGAAAACTGCTTGCGCTGCAGGCAGACTTCCTTGGGCGTGATGCCACGCTCCTTGGCTCGTTGGGAGATGACGCAGGCGACTGCTGCCATCCCCCGTATGCCCTCACCTCTGGCTTCCGCCAGTATGGTGAGAGCCACGGTGTGATCCGCTGCAGACAGAGTGCAGCAGGTGATCAGTAGTATCAGTGCTTTGACCATCTCGAAGCCTTGATTGCCATTGCATGTTTGAGACGACACTCAAGAGCATCTCGCTTGAACGAGTTCTTCTTGAGGTAGTCCTTGGTGATGCCCAACTTCTTGATGGTAGCATCCACATCGAGAACGTGTTTGCCGTTCTTGTAGATGGTCACAGCATTAGGGTCTTCCTCGACCTTGTATTTCTGCTTCTTGCGACCACGTTTTGCACCAGTGACCTTGGGCCTGACTGCCTCTTTGACCTCGATGCAGTCTAGGACCTTGATCTCTACACCCTCCACAAGGCTGACTGCCTCATAGACCTCGGACACCTTCGAGATGTCTGCTGTTATTTCGATTTTGAACTCATGTTTTTTCATGTGTTTGTCTTTCTTTTGGTTTGTTGTTGTTGGATATGGGGGCCTTGCGGCCCCCTGTTAAGTCAAAGTTTACCGTCTAGAAAACTGTGTAACTCGGCTTGAAATCGGCTGGGAACTAGCAGGCCTTCTTCAAAACGTGATGGAAGGTTATTACCCCTGACATATGCCCACTGTTGCTCTACAAGCTCATCGTCCTCTCGGACATCAACCACCAAAACCAGCTCTCGGATTCTCCCGTATTCATCTTTAACAGAGGACGGTAAATCCAAATCTTTGACGCTGTCTGAGTAGACTCGATCATCGCAACCACCGTCCTCATAAACCCACTCGTTAGCCCATTCGTATGTTTTTTCTGTTTTCATATTAATTTTTCTGGTTTGTCTTGAGGCCATTCCTGCCTGACACATATACTTATACGCTATGGTGAGTAGTATTGCAACAAGTATTTTAAAGAATTTTTACCTCCACAGGTTTTGCCTCGATCAGGTCAGCGTAATACTGGCTGGTAATGTTTGGTGAGCTATGGCCTAGATACTTCTGAGCCTCGAAGAGCCCGAGCTGGGTAGCCACATTTGCCCCGTAGTATTTCCGCAGCTCGTGTGCAGACTTCGACCCGGTTATGCCCTCCTTCCTGATGATCTTTGCTATGCGATCAGGGATGGTCCTGTATCGATTTGTCTTGGCCCCGGGCAGTATGTGGTCTCGGTGCTTCTGCTTGCTTCTCAGAAACGAAATCTGAGCATCTGACAGTGGGATGTTTCTGGATCTGCCAGACTTTGTGCTGAAGTCATCCTCCTCCCTGACTGTGATGCAGTTGTCACCAATCCAGCTCCATCTAGCAAATGCTGCTTCCTTGCGCCTCATTCCACAGTGCATCATCAGGAAGTAGCACAGGTAGTCGTCAGGCTTCTTGTTCTTCAGCTTCTCGCATCTTTCAATGATTCGCCTCATTGCATCACGCTTGTCTGACACGCTGTATTGAGCCTGCCTTGCTGGCAGTGGTTTGGACGCTTTGAATTCGCCTACCTCCTTTGGCAGATTCCTGTAGATGTGGACGACATGCTCAGAGAACAGACTTTTGGTCATCCTCAGGAATGAATTAGCAGATATAGCAGCCCTAGTGCGCTCACTGTTCTGAGACGACCCGAGCATCAGCTTCTGGAACTTGATGACATTCTTTGGCGTGAAAACCTTTGATGGGTTATCTGAGAGATCACAACCGATCTTGCTGACAAAATATTTGCTGCAATACAGAACCTGTTTCTTTGTGTTTGGTCTAACGTGAGTGACATTTTTCTCGTAGTGCAAAATAATGTCTTGCACTGTCTTGTGTTTTTTCTTACTCATAGTGATGCGTCATTTCTTGTTATGCTTAGGTTTGGAGAGCCCCCCTATTGGGGGCTCTTTTTATTAATCGCCTTGCAGGGCTCCACAGTCTTAATTGTCACACCATCAAGCGATGCAACCCTCCTAACAACATCGCTTATCTTTTCAAGCTTAACAGCCATAGTCACCTCGAACACCAGATTGAGATCTGAGCGTGATCCTTCTTCGACTAGGCGAAGTGAGTTTAAGCAGTTGTCTGAGAGGTCTTGACATGCATCCATCAGCCTCTGCCTTTCCTTCTCATAGCGCAAATACGCCCTTGCTCGCATAAGCACCCAATAAACAATCTCGTGTTTCTTTGACACTTTGATTTTATCGATCTTGCCCCGAACAAACTCAGCTATATCCTCTTGGTCTAGGCCTAGTTTGTATCTATCAATTGCATCCATAACGATGGGCGTGTATATAGCGTCTCGACTGCTAAACTTTCTGACTTGGTCTTCTGTTGTCTTGCTCATTACGTGTGTTGCTTTGCCGTTGGATAAAAAAGAGGGGGGGGGCTTGCGCCCCCCGGTTAGGGTTACGCCTTTGCGATTAAGGCCTCGCATTTACGCTCAAAGAAATTCAACGCCCAGTCGAAAAGATCTTCGTTTTCTGACATCTGAATCCCTAGGTGATCTGAGTTAAACCCGTAATCAAACTCAAGAAGCTGTTCACTGCTGTTTGCCCACTCTGTGGCATACTTCATGTTGATTTTTTCGTTGATGATTTTTTCGACTTGTTTTTGGTTCATTGTATTTTTCCTTTTGCTTTTCAATCAGTGGGCTTATTCCCTCCTGACACAAGCAACATACGCTAGACTGAGTATTGAGTCAACACCTAAAGTGAACTTTTTTATCCTGCCATCATTGACCTGCACCTGCGTCTGAGCGAATCTGGTGTCGTAGGCTCCCGAGGCCAACAAGAACCGTTCTCTGGGCGAACGATAAAAGCCCTGATTCTCGGCCACTTGCAGCCGTAAAACAGCATGTCAAATCCTGAATCCACAGCCGAGGCCAGCCAGCCCTCGGAGGCAGAAAATGTAGTTGGCGGAATGGAAGCCTTGCGGAATGCACTCAAGGATAGCTTGAGTCCCCAACCGGAAGAAGCCCCTGAAATAGTAGAGGAGCCGCCCGTTCCTGAACCTGAAGCCGTGCTCGAGGAGCAGCCTGAGCAGGAATCAGAACAGGACGATTCGGAACCATCTGAGCACATTGGTTTCCAAAAGCGCATCAATCGCCTCACAGCCCAGAAGAAGGAGCTGGAAGAACGACTGGAGCAACTTGAGGAGTCTCAAAAGCAACTCAAGCTGGAGGCCAAGAAAACTCAGCAAACGGACAGCGAGAGCACCATCTCGGAACTGGTCATGCAGGCCAACTCTGAACAGGAGTTGGATCAACTGGAAGACGAGGCCTTATCGGCAGAAAGATGGGCGAAACGAGCACTAGCTAGATACAGGCGAGACCCTGATCAAGTTGAACGGGAAATTGAGAATCGCATTCAGAGCATCCCAGAAGATCCTGAAGCGTGGCTCGAGGACCTAGCACTAAATGCCGAATGGAGTAGGGAGAGTGATATCCCGAAACGGCGAAAGCAACTGACGCAGAACGCTCGCAGCTTTGAGTTCGCAGCACAGAAATATCCGTGGCTGAGAGACAGTAAGAGCCCTGCACGGGCGTGGGTAGAACAGGTCAAGGAAAGCAACCCGGGTATCAGGAATTTACCTGATGTCGATCTCTACTTAGCTAGAGCACTGGTTGGTTTCTACATAGAACAAGAGCAGGCACAGAAGAAGCCTGTTAAAGCGCAAAAAACGCCAGACCCAACACCACAACCCGGTGCGCCATCTGCACAGAAGGCAGAAGTCTCTGATGCAGTCAAGAGGGCAGAGCGAGCAAAAGCTCAGGTGTATAAGAGTGGATCGAGGGCAGGCTTGAGAGACTTCATCAAGGCTGCAATGACACCTAAAGATTAGGATATTGATATGGCTGGATTATTTGAAATTAATCAGGTTGCCAAGCGAGAAGACTTGCTTGACCTTTTGACACGAGTGGACGAGAAAGCCACTCCGTTTATGTCCCTTGTTTCCAAGGGAAGCACCCCTCAGAACACCTACCTCGAGTGGCCCGTAGACATCTACGCTGCCCCAGCTCTGGGTGGAGTTGTTGATGGAACTGACGTTGCCACCTACGAGAACCACGCAGAGAACCGAGCACTCCTTAGCTCCTACCTGCAGACCTTCCGCCGCACGGCCAAGGTTTCTCGTCTGGCTCAGGAAGTCTCCAATGTTGCTGGCGTCTCTGACGAGGTCGCAGAAGCCATCGCCAAGAAGGGCGTCGAGCTTCTCCGTGATATGGAGTCCACCTGCTTGAGCGATCAAGAGCATCAGGCTGATGACGGGACCAATCCTTACCTCCTCCGTGGTCTCGGCACTTGGATTCGCAATACTGCCAACATCGGTGCTCAGGTTACCCATCAGGTTCCTGCTGACTACCGCCCTGCTGCTGGCCAGTATATCACCACTGCTACTGCTTCTCTGACTGAGTCTGACATTCAGGCCGTCCTGCAGAGCATCTGGAACGCAACTGGTATGGTAGGCGACTACAAGCTGTTTGCTGACGCTACCCTGCGCCGTGCATTCACTGACTTCACTCGCACCGTTGCCACTGCTGGTTACTCCTCACGGAACTTCGATTTCGCTGGAGACGCCAACAAGGTGAGCATGAGCACCACCATCTTTGAAGGTGACTTTGGTGTGGTTGAAATCATCGCTGACAACTTCATTGGATACAATGCCGCTGGAACTAGCCAGACCGCTGGCCGTGGCTACTTGCTCGATATGGATAAGCTCCAGATCCGCATGTCAAAGAATCCAACGGTAGAGCGTTTCGAGGACCAAGGCGGCGGCGAGCGATTCATGATTGAATCCCGTGCCTCCCTGCAGTGCTTGAACCCAATCGGGCTCGCTCAGTTCGACCCAGCACCATAAAAATAGGAGATATCAGATATGGAAATTAACATACTTCCCATCGAATCGCAGGCTCAACTGGGAGCAACTCATGAGTTGGTTATCACTCATGAAGACCTCACAGCGGCGGCTACAACTCAAACTCTGATTGTCAGCATTCCAAACGGAAGCTGGGTCAAGGGCGGTTTCCACATTATGGACACTGCGTTTGTCAGTGCAGATTCCACTAGCCTTGTATACGAGGTTGGAGATGATACTGATGATGACCTGTTCATGACATCAACTCAGGTTGACGCAGCTAATGTAGGCAAAGTGACCTACAAGGCCCCAACCCCGGGGACTGGAGCTGCAGCAGTTGGAACCGGCAAGGCATACACTGGACAGGACACCATTGACATCTTGTTCACTGCAGTGGGCGACAACTTGTCAGACTTCACGGCTGGCAAGCTGCGCTACTACTTCAACTTGGTCGAGCTTGATCGGTTGAGCTAACACTTTGCTGGCTCGCACCAGCAATTCGCACCACCTCGGGACCGAGGGAGTCACGAAAGTGGCTCCCTCAACCGGGGCTAACAAAACACAAATATGTCAGACTACACCGAGGCAATGAAAGAGGCTCTGGCTCGTCAATACAACGGGTCATACGAAGAGCGTCTAGCGAGAGCAACAGAGCGGCAGAAGGAGATCGCTCGACAGAACCAAGGCCGTAAAAGCATGAACGGTCTAGGGCGAGCCACAATGGAGGTTGATAGCAAGGTCTATCAAGAGTGGGTCAAGAAGGAAGGCAAGGAGATCTGGAAAGACCCCAAATTCCGTAAATACATTTCTGAGAAGAACCCTGAGCTGAAAGTGAAAAGCGAAGGCACGGGGAAGATACAAGTAGGATATGGCTCTTAGCCCAGCCAACTATGGACAGATCCTGAATCAGGTCTTGAACCTGTCAGGCATAGACAGGGCCACTCTGCCAACGCTGGAGTGGAACCTGTTCAGAGACTTGTCCAGCAGGCGTCTGAAATACGCTTGGCAGGCTGCCAAATGGCCTGAGGTAACTGTCACTGAGAGCAGGACCGTTACACAGACTGGCGGAGACGAGGGAAATTACATAGCCCTTAATCAGGCAGGACAGACAGAGATCGGTGAGGTCTTTGCTGTGTGGAACAAGTCACCAAAGTCAAATCAGGATCAGATATCACTAACGTGGTATCTGTCTGAGAACGGCATCCAGATCGCTGAGAACAACACCACAGCGTATCTCTGGTTCAGGAAGACAGTTCCTACACTGACTGGGGCTCTCTACAGCTCCTCGAGTGCTTACAGCACCGGGGATCAGGTCTATGACAACACGGCTGGTCAGTTTTACGAGGCCAACCAGTCTGTGGCAGCAGGGAACAACAGTCCTACTGCACAGCCCAGTTACTGGGATGTGGTAGCAATACCCAACATATTTTTCGACTACCTAGTGCGAGGCACTTACAGCGATTACCTGAGACACAATGGTGAGCTGGACAGGGCTAGGGTAGCCGAGGCAGATGCCCGAGACGTGCTTGATCACGAACTACTGAAGCTACACACACAGCAGGGTCAGACAACCCGGCTAGAGGTAGCTGGATACTAACATGAGCAGAGCATCACTCATCACTGGCGTAGACCAGAACGACAAATATCGCACAGTCAGAGTTGGCGAAGACGGCACTCTGGGGTCAGACAGTGGAACCTACCAGAATGGTGGTGGAACGATCACTGGTAACTTCAGTTGGATCTTTGCTCACTCAGCAACTGTCCTAGGCAGTGTCGCCAGCGGAGGACTGGGAACCATCACGAATGTCAACCTGCAAGCAGGTTCCTACTGGAGATGCTGCAGGGCCACATCCATTACTGTCACCTCTGGTGAGATAACTGCCTACGATGTATGATCGGCTTTGGCCTAGGTTTGCCAACAGTTGCCGCTTCCACCGGGGGCGACAAAGTGATCGAGGCCACATTCCTTGTGAATGATGACAACGATTTCATGCTGACAGACGACAACGAATACATCCTGACCCTACAATTTGAAGCACCTGACCCTGAATAACGATGGCAACAACACGCATTAAAGATCTCAGCAAGACAGCAACTACCGTCAATTCTGACGCTAATCTTGTCTTGGACGGCAACACTGGTGGAACCCAGAAGATCTCTCGGGACAACTTCCGCCAAGACACTGCAGACGCCTTTGTGGCAGCTCCCGGGACCTACAACCTAGCTCCCCTCAACAGTGGCACAGGAAAGATTGATGCGGTCTACCTATCGTCTAGCAGTGACACACCCAAAGGTGCTTGGGATGCCAGCACCAACACGCCAACACTGGCAGACGGCTCTGGCACTGCTGGTGACTACTACGATGTAACCGTAGCTGGATCATCCGATCTGGGCTCTGGCAGCATCGCCTTCACAGTTGGTGACGTTGTCAAATACAACGGCACTGTATGGTTCAAGATCGATTCAGTTGCCAACATCCTCGATGGTGTCAGCACTATTGACGGCGCAAAGACCGCAATTGAAATCCCAGATGTCGGAACCGGGCCTTCGCAAGTCCCTCTGAACCAACACCTTGGGACAATGGCCTATCAGTCATCTGACGGAGTGTCAGTTGGTACTGTGTCGGCTGATGAGATTGGCGTGGGAACTTCGGACCCTAATTATGAGATTGAGGTTCAAGCTTCAAACGCCCGGATTGCTGCCACTTCTGACGGCGGTGTCGTGAACCACCTACAGAGCAATTCAACAACTGGTTTTGTTGGCACTCACACCAATCACCCGTTGGCGCTTAAAACTAACGGCACTACCCGTGCGACAGTCACAGCCGCTGGGCTGGTCGGCATCGGGACAACCTCGCCGGACGCTCAAACCGAAATCAGCAAATCAACTGCTGGGGACATTCTAAAAATTAGCGGAGGATCGGAAACGCGTGGGCTAATTTTCACCAGTTCAACAAGCGCGGCTGGCAGTGTGGGGGCTAAACACACCCTCAACGCGCAGTCGACGAACGGAGAAATTGCATTTGCAGTATCTGGGGCTGAAAAGTGGAAAGTGGACAGTTCGGGCAACCTAGTCGCCAATGGGACAGCAATTGATTTCGGGTCTGTGTCTACTTCCGCTGGAGACGGCACTGGAACCACTGGGACGCCAGCAAGCTCCGTTTTAAGCGACTACGAATTTGGTT